TAGGTATTCAATGTCAACAGGATCACCGATCGGTTCCATTTTAACATCCATCTCATAGTCTGATCTTGCAGCAAACTCTCTCAGATATGGAAGCAGACCAACGTAAAGTTCTTTGGTCCACATGTTAAACATTCGTGCTTTACCATCCCACATTTTTGCCTTATATGTAGGCATAAATCTGGCACCAGGAACGTCGAAAGTGAAGTAGTCGTTTAACTCGGAAGCAATCGAGGGATCACTTTCGATATTTAAATACACTTCATCTTTCTTGGTAACTGTTAAATCTGGCACTACATCAATCCGTTAGTAAACTTTGTCCACTCGATGGCATTTTTGATTTCCCAACCACGACCATTTAACGAACGGATAATTTGCTCTAGTTGATAGAGCATTGCTTTCATATACTCGACTTTATCGACGCAACTAATAATATCTTCGTCGCAATTAACAATATCTTCGACCTCATTCTTTAGAGGTTTTAATCCTTGAAACTGATGCCACCCAAGTTCTTCTAGTTCTTCGCGAGTCATCTCACCGCGATAGTATTTAAACTTGGTGCGGCGAAGACGCAAGTAATCGCCCTCGCATTTACGAAGTTGCAACTTGGTATTAGACAAGATGTTAAGATATTTTGCATGCAGTTCGGCGATTTGAATCGAAGATTTACCAAGATCTAGTTCGTTGACCTTAGCATCTTTTGTCCACATGTCTTGAATTTCAGATAGTTTCATACACCCTCACAATAAAATAATTTAATTATACTATAACTTTTGACAAAAGTCAAGGGATTTATACTGCCTCGATTGTATAATATCTATATTTAAAAGCAGCAACGCCCACAAGATACTCAACATTACCACCAGAAATGTCGAAGTCTAGTGCCTCGAGACTAATAGGAAATAGATCATAATAGGTAATCTTGACGTTTGGATTGTTATCAGAATCTAAAATAAAGAAGTCAGCGTCTGAGAAGTTGGCAACTGCACCAAGTCGTTTCTCTGGAACTGCTGGAAATCTGTATGACTGAGACTTATTCCAGTTGATATATTGTTCATGATTTTCTGGGAATGAAAGTCCAGTCAACCAATTATATAGTTCTACGTAATTTGCCATGTTTTCTTGGACGAGGAACCGAATGACAAGTTCGCCAAACTGTGGTTTCTCTCCTGGATTAAACAAGGCAGAAAGAGGAGTTTCGGTTGTTGTAAATCCAATACTGAACGATGGAATATTTGCTGCTTGACAGAAATATGATACGTTTGGTAGCGTATGAATCTGGATCTTAAAACCATTTGGTTTCAGATAATCAAGATCGCTTGGTTGCGAGTTGCTCCAAGATCCTTCAGTGATGTTTGTTGTCGTAGATACTACCATTGATTCCTCCGTTACGTATATTTATAATGAAAAAGGGGGAAGCATTTCTGCTCCCCCCAGTTTCTGCAACCCTCTCTTCTGAGAAGAGGTATTGATTACATAAGGTTAGTAACCTTAACACGACGATAGTAGTGGTTACGGTTGGCGGTGAATGTATCAGCGTCAGTTGTACCGTTCGACTGCAGAACGAATGGGTTAGCAATCATACCGTAGCGAGTCTTGAAACCAATTTTAGGTTGGAAGGTGTCAGGATCGATTGCACGAACCATTTGTAGTGGAACGTATGGGCAATAGAAGATACCTGCGTCATAAGCATTCGCACCCTTATAACCAACAACGTAGAACTGCGATGCAGCGCCAGCATTTGCTGAGTAAGGATCAACGTATACTTTGTAACGACCGTTAAGAATACCAGCAAAAGTATTGCCTGTATCGTCAACATTCAGAGTTGGTGAACCAGAAAGTGCAGCACCAGTATCAAGCATACCTGCCATTGCAAGAGCAGCAGCAACGTCTGACGAACAGATGATGAAGTTACCTTTACCGCGACGAGTATCTTGAGCAATAACGTTCGCATCGCGTTCGATATTGAACAGAAGACCCTTGAAGCGTTCTACTGACCAACGACCGTTTGAGTCAACGTCAAGATCGAAAGTACCAGCAGTTGCTGTCGAAGCAGCACCTGGCTTAGCAACTTTGTAGATCGTACGGATAACTTCGCGGTTGATTTCAGAAAGAATTTCTTGCGAAAGGATGTTCGAAAGTTCTGACTCAGCGTCAAGACCGTGAATTGCCTTGAGATCCTGTGCCAATTCAACAGTATATTCTGCCTTCAGTGCACGAGTCTTAGCAGTAACGGTTGTCTTCTCGATTGAGAATGCCATTTCGTTGAAAGCAGTTCCACCTGATTCGCCAAGTGCTTCACCAGTAGCAGTAGTAACACCAGTACCTGTGGTATAAGCGCCATCAACTGGGTTTGAACCAGCATGGGTTCCTGTACCAGAGAAGTCTGTGTCTGCTTCGTTGAAGAGTGCTTCCGTACCCGACTGGGTGCTGTAGGCCGACTTCATTGCGAAGATAAGACCAACTGGTCCAGTCATTGGTTGAACACCAGCAACGTCATATGCCATCAAGTTTGGCAACGCACGACGAACGAGCGAGATGAGGATAGGATCGTAGTTATCGATATTAGCACCAGTTGCGTTTGCAGGAGTTTCGAACAACGCAGTCTTTTCTTCTTGAAGAGCCTTTTGTTGGTTTTCGAGAACGACAGCAGTAACTGCACGCTTGTAGGAATCCTTAATTTGTCCCATGCCTTCATGGTTTAGGACAGGTTCCCATTTCTTTTGTAGAGATTCTGAAAGAAACATTTTTTTCTCCTTGTAGGGTTTTTTATTTCAACTTATTATTTATATTAATTTAGATTTGAGACGACATTCTGTCTAGTGCCTTTGAGTACTTCTCCATAAGCGGAGATGCACTGTAGTCAGTCGACTCACCAAGACTGTCAGTCATCTTTTCTTCCGTGGTAGGTTGTGCTTTAGGGAAATAATTTTCTCTAATGACATTCAACTTTTCTTCGAAAATTTCTGCGTTCTCGAATTCTACATCAGCAACAATACTTGCAAACTTCTCAGCGTCGGTTTTTGCGAGGTCTTCGGTAACCGCGATAAGTACGCTTTCTCTTTGAAGTTTAGTATTTTCCGCATGCAGTTCTACATTTGCAGTCATAGTTTGGTCCACACGAGATTGAAGTTCTTCAATCTCGACTTGCATTTCACCAAGCACATCATATTTCTCTTCAGGAACCTCAATATAGTGTTCCGAAAACAGATTCTTAAGTCCTGAAATAAACGATTCAGTGATGTCTGAACGGAGACCGTTCTCAACAGCGAGTTCGTTTTCAGCAATATACTGTTCAGCAACATAAGTTAGGTAAGAATCGACTTTCTCAACAAGTTCGCTCTTGAATTCTTCCATAAGGTCAGAAGCTTCTTCGATAAGTGCTTCTTCAAGCGCCGTTATCTTAACATTGACAGACGCAGAAACCATTGCTTCGAACAGCGATGCTGCCTTGCCACGGAATTCTTCTGACAGATTTTCGTTACCATCAAAGAGGGTTGCGAGTTCTGCTGAAAAATCTTCTTCAAGATCTTCACCATCTTCATCTTCGCTATCATCATCGTCTTCGATCAGATCATCATCTTCTGGTTCAAACTCTTCTTGATGAACGTTGCCCTTAGATGACGATTGATTAACAACCGATGCTGGGTCAGCAACAGTTTTAAAGTTTGGGGCATCACCTGGACCAGATGCAGATCCTGAAGACGAAGAAGTATCCTTGGCGTTTACGGCAACCTTTGCGCCCTGATTTTCGTCAGCATCACCATCACGGTCTTGGTGTGGTGCATCTGCCGAAGAACCTTGACGTGGTTGAGTTTGGTCGCCCGATGTATTTGACTTAGATGCCTTTGAGGTATCTTTACCGTTTGAGGCACCCATCTTTTCTGAGGAAGATGTGACCGAATTACCTTGCTTTGGTGCGGTCATATCACCGTCAGAAGCTTCAGTAATCGCTTGCTTTCCAGCAAGCAACTCTCTGATTTTTCTTTCTACAGTCATGTTTTTCTCCTAATTTTCGGAACTTAGTCTTTTATTTATAAAAAAGAAACTTTAAATCTTTGCAAGTCTATTGAGGAAATTCTCAAAAACTACCATTTTTGCTTCTTCGAGTTGCTTTTTGCTTGCCTTCTTGATGACCTTTTTCGCCATGTCATTTGTTTGTTCGGTCCATAGACCGTTAACAATCACCCATTCTTTATTTTCCATAATCCCTCTTACGAAAGCATCAGGAGCAGAAGGATCCGCAACAATATCTGCTGCGGTTGCAAGATGGAAATCGTCTTGAACGATCTGGACTCCATCTCTATTCTCTTTCAGAGTACCAAGTCCTCTTGAAGAAACACCAAGTTGACCACCTGATTCAATCAGACCACGAGCAATATTTCCCATGGGAGTATCAGTGATCTTCGCCTTACCCATCCAGTTATCGCCATCTCTATAGAGTTCGGTAACGATATGAGATACACGGTCAAGGTTGATTGACGGACCATCTGGGTGACCAAGTTCGCCGAATGCTCTCTTGTTCTCCACTGCTTCCGTCATATAACGCTGAACTTCTTTTTCCATAATCTCAGCAGGATACATACGCCCATTGCGATTCTTGAGATTTGATTGTAAGAAAACACCTTCAATGAAGAGGGATTTCTTGCCGTCTTTTTCTTCAGTGATATAACGAACGTTGTCGTTTACTTCAGTAATTAATTTCATTATCCTAGATCTCCTTGGTTCTGATGTTGTTGCGAACCATATCCAGAAACCTTAGCAAGTTCTAATACTACTGAACCAGTACCTGACGAGAAATCTACAACGATGTCTGAACCGTTTTCTTCGTTATCAGACCAACCCATGAATTCCATCTTACCACTACCCGACAAATAATATAGAACTGTGCTATTACGGGTAATTGTTGCTGTAGTGTCTACTGCCAGTGCCCAATGCAAAGTACGAATGTTCGCCTTTGGTGAAGATTGAGTTTCTGAAGTTTTCTTCAGATCGGTGGCAAGCGCGATGGTAGCGGATCCCGTGCCACGCACTTTCACCACACCATGAACCTGTGTTAGTTTTAGAACCGCCTTAGTTGCCATCTAATATTCCTTACTGGTATCTTGCTTTTTTCTGATTACGAAGGATCTTAAAATCGTGACCGTCAACCTTACCATTCTTATTGGCATCAATCTTATGTTGATTGCCCTTTAGTTCTTCAGACTTTAACGCATCTTGCATTTGTTGCTTTGTTCTTCTATGTTTTCTTTTAAAATCTGCATGTGACAATGATTCCATGTCCATCGCCAGATCTTTCATACGACCTTCTTCTAGATCGACTTCTTCTTTACGCATAGAAGAACGATTCTTGCCAACAGTTGCACTCATAGTGTCTGTTTTTGCTGAATTTCTAGCATTGTTAAAATGATTGCTTTCTGAATCTTGATCATTTTTGGCAGCAGCATTCTTGGCTTTTTCTAGATGACCCATAACAGTGGCACCATGGACCTTGACAATTGCTTTCTTGACCGCAGCAGCTTTCTTAGGTTCTGGTTTATCTCCCGCACCAAGAGCATGATCTGCATATTTGTTATACAAAGTGCGAATGGATAGATCACCTTCGCCTAGCATAATTGATTCGAATAAATCGAAATCGAATTCTTCAGACATCTTAACTTCGCCACGGCGACGCTTTAATGCCATTGTAACTCCAGCGCCACGCTTCTTCAAAGTCTTTGTGTCTTGACCATCTTTAGACCAGTCGCCGCCACCAACCTTCATTTTATCAGCAATCGGTTTGCCTTGTGCGATAGCCTTGTTGTAATAGGTGCGCACAGTTTCTCTGCTAAGTTCGTCAAGACCTTCAACCCCTTCATGGATATGAATTTCGTGCGTGCGACCAACACCTCTGACTATTTTGCCTTTAACTTTCCAGTGAAGACCGTCAATTTTTTGTTTGTGATTATCGAGGTCATCTCTTGAATGACCCCACTCACCACCAGCGTCTCTTAAATGTGCACTAACCGCCCAATGTGAATGCGTTGTTTCAAGACCCGAATAATGTCCATGTTTCCCATGACGATTTTTCGTTACTTCTTTAGTGTGAATCGTTGCTGAACCATCAGGGTGATATGTTGCTTTAGACACACCCCTCCACCCCTTTGCTGCTTTTTTTGCAGCTTGGTGTGCTTTAGAGTTCGAATCAAAGTTTTCATTCGCTTCGTCGAGATCTTCGAATTCTTCATTATATAAATGGCGAGGTTCTTGGTAATTAATCACATGATGTGTATGAGTTTTTCCCTCATGTTCAACTTTCTCATGAGATTCTTCTTCTCCGCCAGAATTTACGATTGCAGTAACTTCATGGTGATGTAAATGGGGGTTTTCTTTACTGATCTTACGATGAAGACCCTTATCAGAATAATCACCCAACTCTTTGTGCTGTGGTACTTTTACGGTATACTCTTTTTTACCAACATATCCACCATACTCTAAATGGGTTGGACCCTCGGATAAATACAGAGTTTTATTGATCTGTTCGATTAATTCTTTATACGTCTTCATCGGTTTCCCCTTCTGTTTCTGTTTCATCGCTCGAATTAAAAACAGCGGTTGCCATTTCTTCTTGACGAGCAGAAAGAATATCTGCAAGTTTTAAATCTAACGCAGCGTTGAAATCATCGCCTGCATCGGTCATATTACCCATTTCAATGTTATTTATTAAACTTTTAATTACCTCAGTATTGTCCATTATTATTGTCCTTCATCTGGTGGTGGTTGAACTCCAGGTTCTAATTGAACTGGGTCTGCCGAATTATCTAATTCAATTTGTGCAATATCGTCATCTGTCAGTTTAAGAATATTCTTTTGGATATATACTTTACTGTATAACGTACCGATATAATTTGCTACCCCATTAAGAATCTCAACACGAGATTGTATAATTTGCTGCTCTTTAGATTCAGTATAATATGCATCAGTAGCATATTTGTATTCAATATTGTTTCTGATCAGATTCCAGTCTGCTTCAGTAATAATACCTTTGATAATTAACTGAGTCTTAAGAAGATCATCGAACAGAAGAGAGAAACGACGACGAAGTTTAGCAATAAACTTAGTAAACTTCCACTCATCACGGTTAATTTCAGCAGCACGACCGAAGTTTAATCCAGACTGCTGTTGCATTCTTGAAATTGGAACGTTCAATGCTTGAAATAGTTTCTTCTGGAAGTAATCAATGTCTCCGATTTCACCGAGACTCTGACCACCTGGAAGAGTTTCAATCTGAGTACCACGTCCACCTTCGCGGCGAGGCAACCAGAAGTCTTCTAGCATTGACATAAACTTTTTGTCATCGCGAATCTCTCCAGTGTTACCATCATATACCAGTTTATTTCTATACTGATTCATAATGCCTTGGAGATATTGTTCCGCTTTAATCTTTGGGAGATTACCGACGTCAACATAGAATACGCGACGTTCTGGTGCTCTCGAAATTCTATAGATTACTGCAGCGTTTTCCATCATGCGCAACTGATTGGCGGGACGGATCGCTTTATGCAGATACGACAATGGAATGTTCTTATCCTGATCACTCAGACCAGAAGGAACATAGCAAATCGCATCTCTAGTAACCTTCATTGTTGCAGCAGATCCAGGAGAAGCAGTATGCGCTTTATCTAGAACAATGCCACGTTCATTATACACAAAGTATTCTTCGATCTTCTTGATGAACTCAACACCTGATTTTTCATCTTTTTCTTTAAAGATCTCACGGACTTTTTTAATCTTACGAGGATCGATAAAGCGAACATCGGTAATACCATTTTTAGGTTTTGCCGTATCAATTACTTTGTGGAAATAAATTCTACCATCAATATACCAACGACGATAATAGTCTTGTGCTCTCAGATTAAACTCTAATAGATCCAGAATTGTTTCGAACTCTTGTTCAATCTTTTTCTTAATTGGATCAGATAGTTTGACATTATCAAGATTAATTTCTACAGGACGCTCATCGTCAAGGTTTGAAATAGAATCATTCACGATATCATCAATGGCAGAATCGACATCTGCCATAAAGGCAATGTCGCGATACTTTTTAATAAGTTCTGCCTCGGTGTTGGCAGTTCCTTCTAAGTCAAGATAGGTGCCAAAATAACCACCTGCCTTAATGACATCAGAACCTCCATCGTCCGTCGGCGGCACAAACGATTTTTCCGTCGGTGCCGCCTTAGATTTTTCAACTTTATAACCAAAAATTTCCATAATTCAATTTTACTTTATATTATTACGCAACAGTTTCACCAGGACGTTCACCAGCAAAGGTGGTGTAGTACTGATACTGGAATGTTACTGTGAACTCTTCGACAACATCGTTCTGACCATATTGCAGAGCAATTTCTGACATATTGATCGGGAATGCATCCACCAGTATGTATGTTTGAAGAGTTTTATCATTGCGATCAAGATGCGCAACTGTAATTTGTGCTTGGTAATCGCGTGGTGTAGTATTACCTGTGTTAAATTCTAAATTATTCATCAAATTCATCCATCTTTCGATTGGACGACGAAGTGAAAATTCTGTATCGTTTACAATGGTAATTGTAAATGGGTCGAAGATACGCTCACCAGCGAGTTTAACTTCGCGACCACGATACTGAAGTAGAGTTGGGTTTACGTTAGATGCGGGAAGTGAAGCACCAGTAACCAAAATAGTCTTTTCTCCAACACCACCAATTAGTGATGGGAAACCAAGTGTTACTTGGAATTGATTTGGTCTTGCACCGCCAGCACCCAGAAACCCCTTAAATCTTGAAATATCCATATTAGATTCTCCTAATCTTTTTCTTATTTATAGGGTTATGCGCCGACTTCTTCAAACGAAATCGAAGTTCTCGTAGCGATGAAATTCAATTTGACGAAGTTAATCGATTTTGCTGGTTTGATAAAGATGTCAGCAACGAATTCGTTACGGTCAACTACTTCGCCAGTGTTATTCGTTTCGTCGCAAACCACACGGAAGTCAAAGATACCACGACGACCGCGAACATCGCGGAGGAATGGTTCTACAATCGACTTGAACTGAGCGCGAGTGAACACGTCATTGAATTCGAACAACTGGAATTTAGCAGCAGTCGAAATTGCTTTTTCAAGAACGATAAACAGACGACGAACATTGATACGATCAAACGCTGATGGTTTCGCAATAAGTGTCTTGTCACCATAGAGAACAATACCATTTCCTGGAAGATTAGCAACAGGGTTGATACCATTCTTATAAAGTTCGTCACGCTCTGCTTGGTTTGGAGTCCAAAGAAGTTTAACAACGTTCTTAATCGCACCACGAGTTAGACCAGCAGGTGAGAACCAAGGATCATTGGTATTGTCAGTACGAGCACAAAGACCAGCGATGTCAGGGTTCAAAGGAACGTTGACATATACGTCATTGTAACGATCGTATTGACGCTTCCAACCCGAGTCGGCAACAACATATGAACTAAAACGATTTAGATCTGTTTTAAAGTAATCAACGACATCTGTGATCTCGTCGCCTGCATTGTTCTTAACATCAGCAAGAGCAGGGGAAACAAACGTAACGCAATCTTGGCGACCAAGTGAAAGTGTATCAATCGCATACTGTTGAACAGCAGCAACATGACCACCAGTAATTACCAGAGAGATATCTACTTGTTCTTTATCAACAAACAGTGCATATCCAGCAGTAAGATTGCCAGTTGCAGGAGTAGCATCAACACCACCCACGAAGGTGGACGTATGCTCACCTGTAGCAGTAATAAAGTGATAAGCGCCAGCACTGGCAGCAGATCCCCAACCTTTTGCTGCACCAGCATTGTCTGGATGTTTTAACCACCAAGCATACCTTGACTGGGCATTGATTACATTTTTATAATAGATTGATCCGCCATCACTACCTTTTGCATCAGAAGCAACTGATAAGTTTGCGAACTTCTCAAGAACTGTTCCTGCAGTTCCAGTAAACTTTCCAAGACCGTCGACTACAATTACGTGAACTTCATCTAATGATGCGCCCAGAGCAGCAGCATAAGTAGAAGTTGCTGGGGCTCCAGCAAATCCCGAAGCATAATCCCATGTATCAAATCCTGTTGAGTCACAGAGTGAAACAATGAGACCGTTGCCTTTTGACCCAGGATATTTTGCAGCATAATGTGCAGTTTGAGAACCATCACTGAAACTGTTTTCATAGACGTCTTCGTTTGGAATATAAAGTGCATGACCCGCAGCGCCAGTAGCGTTTCTTGCTGCTGTTCCACATGCGCGAACGAGTTTGAGGTTGTTGGTATATGCGAGGTAGTTTGCAGCAGAATAGAAGTCTACTACATTGGTTGAGGTTGGTCCACCAAACTTGAGTACAAGTTCGTTCTCGGATGCAACAGTAACGATTTCTTCCGCTGGTCCCCAATTGAAATTACCTACAAATGCGCCAACAGAAGTCGAAACTGCTGGGACAACATTAGTAAGGTCTTGTTCTGTAACTAGGACTCCAGGCGATAACTGAAAAGCCATGTTTTTATTCTCCTTGTGTTAAAATGATCAGTTTCATCTTGTTTCTTATTTATAACTCGTGTATTTTGTGTTATCGATACGTCGTATCGACTTTCCAATAATCACCCCCAGCAATAAACGCTTCTTCTTCTCGTCCACTAACAATAATACCAAAGGGAGTAAGTTCTTCTTCAATTTGTCTCATTTGGGTGTCATATAATTTTTCACGAATATCTATATCAGTCAAGTCTTTAAAATAAGTATTTGTGGTTAACCATCCGAACAGTACTAGACACATTGCTAAGTCGTCATGATAACCTTCGTCTGCTTGATACGATCCTGCTTTTTCAATAAACGTTGACAATTCACTGATGGTATCAGCATCAAAAATTTGTAGTTTCATTTCTTCTAATAACGACTTAAACGTAAAACAACCCTGTCGTTTGACCTGCTTTGACATTTTGACACCAAAGGTTGTCGTTCTGCCAAATCCAGGAGACAAGTATTGTTTGTTCGCATCTCGAGCAGTGGTAAGAATATTATCATATTCTAAGTCGCTGTGTAAAATATCAGCGACTTGCTGCCCAATATCATTAACTTCAATCAATACGTGTGCGGAATTATAATCTCTCGCTACTTTATTTATAATATTAGGAAACAGCAGCGGAGCAATCTTATTATCACGATACTTCGCTACCATTTTATACGGAACAGTAGTAACGTCGATTACCACTGCAGTGGAGTAGTCTCCCCCAATACCTCTAGCAGTATCAACCGTCATTGCATATGCTCGGTCTGGCATAGGTTCTTCGAAGATATCCAGTCCATCCTTGGTATAGACTGGATCAATAGAACTCATATTAGCGAGAGTTTTGGAGTTAATAAGTGTATTGCTCGAACCGAGGAAGTTACACATAACTTCTTGATTGAATTTCAATTCACCAAGTAGTCTTAGTTGTTCTTCTGCCCATGCGTCATCGCGTCCTGGAATTTCAGTGTATGGAATGAACATAGGCACAAAACCATTTGCACCTTTTTCTGCTTCGTTCCAGAATTTCCAGAAGTGGTTATATCCCAGAGGTGTTGAGGTCAGAAGGATCTTAGTTGTTTGACCAGCAGAAATTGTAGGATAAACTGAAGCGAAGAACTGCTCAGCAACTGTGTTTGGAATAATTGCCGCTTCGTCGATATACAACCAGTTAACAGACTTACCACGAATACCACTGGTAGTTGTCGCGGAGGTAAATACTTTCGATCCGTTTTCTAATTCAATGTCACCCTTGTTCCAAGTCTTTACACCTTGTTGCATCCAGAGCGGCAAGTTTTCATACATGCCTTGATAACGAGACATAACTTCTCTGGCAGCAGAGGTTTTGTTTGCCATTATAGCAACAGTTTTGGATTCTTGGAAAAGTGTATACCAGAGGATACACGCAGCGGAAGTAATAGTCTTACCTTGCTGACGACCCTCCATAAGAATCGCTTTACGATTGTCCAGAATATGAGCGACTTTGCGCTTCTGGCAATCATAGAGTTTGAATAACTGAAGACCGTGATCGAGAGTAACGATTTGACAATAGTTCTCAATAAAGTAAATAGGATCCTCTTGGCACAACTCGAGTTCGGCCAATTGCTCCATTGTAAAACTATGTTTGTGCCCGATCGGTTTTAAATTAATATTACCGTGGTATGAGGATTCTTCTTCATTCATGGTCAATTATTTTTGCCTTCTCTGCCTTTAATGCTTTCAAAAGATCTGATGTGGATCCAGCAAAGACAATATTATTCTGGGTCTCGATATTACCCTTTGACGGTTGCTCTTCGCGCAATTTCTTTTTCCTTGCCTGAAGATCTAATAGATCTTTGGCAGTGTCGCCTGTGGTTTTAATCAACTGCCCAACAACTTCATAGGCACGAGGACTGTCGCTGGCAAGAGCAACACCTAGCATTCCATCGAGTGCTTGTTGACTTTTGTCGATAAGAGTATTAAGTTTCCGACGAGCAATTTGATAATCGTCTTCGATATCGTCACCCGTGGGTATGTACGCAACGGGAACTTGAATTGGTTGAGCAGGTGGGATGACTACTGCGGTAGATATTGGCGCAGACTGAGTCCCAAAAATCTCATCTAGTTTTTCATAGTTATTCGAAGAACTCATCAAATGTCTCCACATAGTCCCACGCACCAATTTCTGGTGTTACGTCGGAAGGTGTTGTTGTCACTGTATATCTTTGTCCATTGTTGATATCAACCGTATCATTTGCGTAGGTATTTGCAATTGCAGTTCTAATGATACCTTGTAGTTCGACTGGTCCATAGAAATTCAATCCAAGTTTGAAATTCAAAGTCCAGATAACTGACTGTCTCTGAGTATAATCGCCTTCGTATTGATCTTCATAATCGATTCCCTCCATCGTTATTTGCAAGTCGCGCTTAATACCCATCTCGGGAACATCATTAATTGTAACACAAAAATCTGGATTGAAGAATGGTAGAATCTGTTCAATAATTTGCAATCCATCATCTTGGTTCTTTGCGAAAACGTAAAGAGAAATCGACATGTCATATGGAGTGCTTGTAAACTGACTGCGCAACTTATTTGTATCGTCGCCTGAACCTACTGCAATGTTTTTTGTCAGCACGTTAATCTTACGAGTTGGATTGTAATTGAGTCCAGTGATTTCAAACCCAATTCTTGGTAGTGTAATTGCTGTGCTTGCTGGATCGGTTGTAGGAATCGAGGCAATACGAGCAAGAAATTTCTGCTTAGTTGAATATGCCAGCGGAACACGCAGACTCTGCACATATTCTCCTTCAGAGTTTTTGCGCTGGACAACAATGTTGTTGAAGATGGTACCAAAGGCAATAATCGCTTTACGAATATGCGAGTGATAGAAAAATTTACCTGCGAACATTAGTTCCTCACCAACACTTCACCGAATGGATTGATAGACGTAAAGTCTATAATTCCATCTGCGTATGCAATATCATCAAAGTCTTCATTGTTTGCCAGTGGATCAATTTCGGATATAGAATATCCTGCCAAGATCAGAGAATCACCAGAGTCTAACAATAGATTTCCACTACCTTCTAGCAAGAACTGGTATGCATACTGATCTTCTGACTTATCATCGATAACATCGATTTCTGCATTCCCAGTAATAAATCTCTCAGAACTATATTCAAAGACTTCACACTTCAGTTTGAATATGTTAATCTTACCGAGTTGATAGAACGGATTAAGAAAGTCAACATACTTAATTTCAAAGAACGTCTTGGTCTTTGGAAAATAAAGAATATCGCCTTCTGATGGTCTTGTTTCCAGTTGCAGATCGTCAGCGTTATTCGCTACAGATTCTTCCCAGCGTCTCTTAGAAACTACGAAGGTTGCTGATGCTCTAAACTCAAACCCGAACTTAGTGAACAGATCGCCTTCGCCCTCAAAACCTTCTACGTTCTCTAGATACATTTCCAGAGGATAGAATTGACTGAAGTATGATAGAGGATCTTCGCCGAAAATTGGATCTTGGTTAGCAATAGTTCTTGGAAGATAGTAAACGTCGTGTCCATAAATCTTAAGACTTTCAATGACAAGATCCTCCACCAAACGCTGTTCGTTTGTTGTTCCCGAGGTATTGCCAGATTGAAAGTAAAAATTCGTTGGCATCTCTTATCCTGTATAAAAATCGACAGGGAGTTCCGACTTCAATTGCATTTCAGATTCGATTTGTTTAATCTCATCGACTGCTTCATCATAAACTTGTTGACCATTAAGAGTAACACCACCTGGAAGTTGGATTCCTCCAAACTTCTTCATGTTCTCACCCCATTGACGTTTGATCAATGCAGTGGTATACATCTTTAAGAACATGTCGTTATAGACTTTAGTATATTCTGTTGGATCTAAAATGCGATAGCATTCAACAATAATGTAATCACCGACTTGGAAAGTTTCGCTCCAATTTACATCGATGTAAAGTTTATCTGTTTTTCTGTTAAACCTAATCGAACGCATTCCAGGAAAAATCTGGTCATACATTTGCAAAGTTGTTTTAACTTGTGCGTAATAGATAAGGTCTGCTGCCAAAAGATTATACATGTCGTTAAGTCTAAACTGATAGACCAAGTTGAACATGTTATTTGGATTTTCCATACCATCGCTCGGAGCATTAAAATTGAACATCTTGATGATACCAATTACTGCGTCTGGAATGGGAATATACTGGTTATCTAAATCCCCAGCAGTATAAAACAGAGAAGATGCAAGCGTACGAGTAAATCCAGAAATCTCTCCAGTTACGTTTTCACTTGCTTGGAATACACCAGATGTCGCACCAACTGTAGCAGTTGTGCCACTTAATGAAACTAAAGTACAAGATGCACCTGATGTTCCACCAACGAGTTTTTCGCCGAGATTAAATGACGGGGAACTTAGTCCGCTGAATTTAAGAGTGTTGCCTGTAATTTGGTGCTTCAGATAAGTTCTCTCGACACCATCGAAATGATATTCTTGAAAATACTGCAATGCATCATCAACGCGATCAGAAACCTGATCTTCGTCTACGTTGATTTCAATTACTGGGAACCCTAGTCTGCGGAGACAGTAATCTATTAATGTTTGTCTCGTAGAAATCGTCATATCATGTCCTCTTTAGGACTATTTATAATTACCAAGAAGAGAGCGCAATTCTTTTCCAAGTATCGGTTGCAACACAGATGTAGAGATAATTGGTATCAATTGCAATAGTATTTACTATTCCAGTTGATGTGGATGAAGCAGGCACACCGACAGATTCAACGTACATGCTAATATCACCAAGACTTTTTGATGCAGAAGATTCAGTCTCCACACCACCTAAATTTAACGTGGTATCCACATTTTGTGTAATTAAACCAAAATCTTGGTTTGATGAGAGATAATAATCGTCTGGTAAATTGCTACCAATTTCTATAATACTACCATCAGTTTTTTTCGAGTATAATATTCCATCTGCTAAATTTACTGCAAGTTCTCCCACTGCAATATCACCCACAGAAGGTATTGCATTGGCAGTTTCACTTCTTTTGATTTGAACAATTGTTCCCATTAGTTAAGCAGAGTCCCAGCGGAATCAAAAATTGCAACACGGGCGATAGAATACCACTGTGTAGATGATGATGCCATTATTTCAATTGAACCATTTGCTGCGACCTGAATTGCTGCGTTTGCTGATAATGCGTCGATTGTTCCGCCAGTTGCTGGATAGATGCTAAGAGTGTTTGCACCCTTGTTAACAATTACAATTCTACGTCCTGCAGTGGCAGTTGGGAGTCTAACTCCAGTAGATGCAGCAACTGTAGTAACTACGTTATAATCTACAGTTAAAGCAGTAGCACCCGCTTGAGTCGAACCAGCAGCGGAAACTGCATTATTATTATCTACAACCGCACCATTCAGTGCTGGTGTCGTTAATGTTTTATTGGTTAGAGTCTGGGTTGCGGTAGTGCCAACAACTGGAATGTAGTTAGTTCCGTCTACTGTATATTCCCAAACATCGGTAGTTTCATTCCATTGAAGAGCAACGTTAGTGGAAGTACCACGTTCTACTTCGATACCAGCATTTTGTGAAGGAGTTCCTGCTTCATTACTATTTAAAGTAATAACATTATCAGCAAGATTGATTGTTTCGGTATTAACAGTAGTGGTGGTTCCAGAAACCGTGAGATCGCCAGCAACAGTTAGAGCATTATTAACAGTAGTTGTGCCAGTGGCCGCACCGATAGAAAGAGTAGTTGCCGCACCAGCAAAGTTTACTGTAGTCGCTGTAGTATTAACTAGTGCAAAGGTTGTGCTTGGGGTAGTTAATGATGTTGTAATTGCAGGACTTGTGCCAAATACCAACGCACCTGAACCAGTTTCATCACTGATTACACCAAGAAGTTCTGAAGAAGAAGTCGCAGCGAAAGCACTTAGTTTATCTGCAGTATAAGCAACTGTACCACCAGCACCAAACGCAACAGAAGAAGCATCAGTACCAGTGAGCGTTAATGTATTACTTGCGGTTAATGTTTTTCCATCAGCAACAGTTAAAGTTGACCCAGTTGCAGGAGCTGTAAATGTTACTTTGTTAATTGTAGTAGCACTTGCTACACCAAGAGTTGGCGTTACAAACGTTGGACTTGTGGTAAACGCAACCGTATTACTACCACTTTCGTCAGTAAGGGCAGATGCAAGGTTAGCACTAGAGGGTGTTGCTAAAAACGTTGCTACACCAGTACCAAGTCCAGAAACACCAGTCGAGATCGGAAGACCTGTGCAACTTGTTAGTGTTCCAGATGCTGGAGTACCAAGAGCAGGTGTTGTTAATGTTGGACTGGTAAGTGTTTTGTTAGTTAGAGTCTGAGTCGCTGCCAGAGATACAATTTCGAATCCTCCTGCAGCCACACCGTCGTGAACTACTATAGTGTCTTTTGTTGTATTTACGGTAACTTCGCCCTCGGCACCAGTAAAGGTTGAGTGCTGGACCGTAGTTCCTCTTCTAAGTTGTAAAATTGTTGCCATTTGTATCTCCTAGTCCACCCTATTTAGGCAGTATATGTTCCACCATCAAGAATGGCCCCGTCTTTTATGTTTGCTAGAGTGGTTTTCAACAACTCATGTCCACCAGCAGTGGAACCGTCATGCACTCTTATCGAATTGTTTGTTGTGTCTACGGTAATTTCTGCAGCAGATCCAGTAAAGGATTGGTGCTGTACTGCAGTACCTCTTCTTAATTTGACTCTTGCTGCCATTATGCGATGCTCCCATAATCAACTGCATTATATGCTGCTACTTCATCAGTAATCAATCCATAGTCAAGATCGGTTATTTGATTGAGGCGAACAATTGCTGTTCCAGGAGTTGTGGTTGTGTCTACATCGAAATCGCTGAATGCAGTATCAGAAAATGCAATTGTGCCCACCGAAGTAGTTCCAGCGCCACCATCAACTCCAACACCACCGATAGAAACGATGGTTCCGTCTGTTTTCTTAGAGAATATCTTTTTGTCTGTTAAGTTTAGAGCTAGTTCGCCTATCGCAAGTTGACCCGATGTGGGTATTGCGCTGGCGGTTTCACTTCTTTTTATTTGTACTATTGTCGACATCTAAATCCTCTTCCCCGATAGAATACTCCTCAGAAGTGCCAAACGTCAGACCACCGTCAAGATCAACATAACTACCATCAGGTTTTGGTTGGTTTGCTTGGTGTTCTAGAATTTGATTTTTCTGGGTAAGATCTGCTACCGCTTCATTTGCCATGGTAAGTTGCGTACTCAGCATGATATTATCAAGTGTTAATGCCTTCAGTCGTTCTGCAAGATTTGCAATATACGAGTTAATAAATTTTGTTTGATCCATTATCTATCTCCACAAAGTTGGGGTGGGATTGTCCCACCCCATTCTTATCTATTTATTAGTATGTTCCACCGTCGATATTGCCGAACGAAGGAGCAGCGCCTGAACCACCAGATAGAAGAACTTGATCCGCAGTTCCCGCAGCGGTAACTCCGAGTGCAGAAGTACCATTACCGAACATAACACCGTTAGCAGTAAACGTTGCCGCACCAGTACCACCGTTTGGAACGCTGATTGCCGAAGCAAGCGAAGAAATAGTTCCGCCTTCAAGGTTAGCAACAAGAGTAGCAATGGTGTAACCAGTTGCCGCTGTGTTAACAGTTGTGGTTGGAGCAGATTGCGAATCCTTAAAGAGTCTCCACTTACCGTCTGTAGCATCGCGGAAGATACCTGAGTAAAGGTCTTGTGTACCACTGGTATCATACATACCGAACAGACCGATGTCAACTGCGTCAGTTGCGTTATTGTCGTTACCAACAAATACGAGTGGATCGGTAACAGTCAGAGTTGTCGAGTTAACAGTAGTTGTTGTTCCCGAAACTGTAAGGTTACCAGCAACTGTTACGTTAGCACCCGAAAGTGATAGAGCAGTTGTTCCGCCTGACGACTTGATATCATTTCCAGTAACTGTTAGGTCACCAGCAACTGCAACATCCGCACCGTCAAGTGTAAGAGCAGTAGCAGTAGATGACTTGATGTCATTACCAGTTACAGTAAGATCGCCAGCAACAGCAACGTTTGCAGCATCAAGTGTAATAGCAGTAGCAGAAGATGACTTAATGTCATTACCAGTAACTGTTAAGTCGCCAGCAACGGCGACATCTGCACCCGAAAGAGTGATAGAAGTTGTGCCGCCATTTGCCTTAATGTCGTTACCACCAACTGTGAGGTCACCAACAAGAGTAACGTCGTTTGTAAGAGCAACCGTTACGGCAGCATCTTCAGAACCTGAACCTGTGATAGTAACTTGGTTTGCAGTTCCAGCAACAGTAGCAACATAGTTACCAGTTGTGTCGGTTCCAAGAGCAACTGAGTTAGCAGCAATCGAAACAACACCACCTTCAGTTACTGTAATGTCTCCTGAAAGACCAGCATAGATGTAATCGCCAAGATTTTCAGCAGTTACTTTACGGTTTGCAGTCGCAGATGCATCATAAACGAGGAATTCGTCAGAATCAGCAAGAGTCTCTACTGCAGTAGTTCCGTTTACGTCAACAACAATACCTACTGAATTGTCTGAAATCGTTGTCTTGATACCAGCAGTACCAGCAAAAGTCAGAGTTCCACCAGTCGAGAAGGAATCCGTATTTGGAGTTCCTTGGTTGTCGCTGATTGTGAACGAACTGGAAGCAGGTGCCGAGAATGAAAGTACGCCTGAACCGTTTGTAGTAAGAATCTGACCGTCATCACCATCATTTGCAGGAAAGGTAAGTGTGTAATCCGCCGCAAGTGTATCTGGTGCCTTCAAAGTTACTTTGTTGGAACCATTGTTTGTTCCTTCAGCAAAAGTTGCTTTGCCACCAACTGTTGTTGTTGCGTCGATAAGACGAGCATCAATCTTGTCTGTGAAATACTTACCACCGACAGCATGAATTGCGGCAGATGCGCCTTCGATTGATTCGATGTAAAGTTTTGCACCAGCACCGTTACCAGATGCGTCTTGTGCGTATGCCATTTCCCCTTCTAGAAGAGCCGCTGTTGTTGGAGCAGTTGAACCTGAGCTTCTTTTAATTTGAATAATTGTAGCCATATTGCCAGTTTCCTTTTTTGGATATTATTTGGTTAGTATTTAAAATGTTCCGCCGTCTATTATTCCCAAATTCAATTCTGAAGCAGGATCTACTGCCTCCCACTTGTTAGTGGTATCATTATATGCAAGGGTCCAACCATCCTGTACTGCGTCAGTATCAACATCACTTAGCGTTTCTAGTGTAACTACTTTCTTACTTACTATACTCGTATTTATAGAATTTGAAATTCCTACTGATACTTTAGGTGTAGATTTATTACCAACTGAGACGTTTATTGTCATCTTGTCACCTCTGGGTTTATTACAACAATGCCTTCTAGAACACGAACTGTTTCTACGTTGCTTGTAATTTCAATATCATACACATAACGACCAGATGAAATTGCGCTTGTTTGATTTGCAGTCAATGAAATTGTTAAGATTCCATCTAAAGGTGTTGTCTTTGCTGTTGTAAAATTTATCGCAGTAGCACTTTGGTATGACTTGCGCATCTGTGATGTAACAGTATAATTTGTCAAATCCATACCTTCGCCATATTGATCTGACACCGTTATCGCCAAAGAAAACGTGGTTCCTTGGTCGATATATAGATTTTGAATTGCAGCCATGGAGAACCCTTATAAATTATTCTGTACTATTTATAAAATCGAGAACGTTATGAAAACAATAGTGACACTTAAATACGGCACAAAATATTCCGCTGACGATGTAAATAAAATCGTTGAAGCGACCGAGCGTAAGTATAACTATTTATGCTTCACAGATGATCCAGTTGGTCTGGATCCTATTATTATTTCTTGTCCTCTACCAGATGATGTAGAAGGTCATTGGTATAAGATTTGGTTGTTCAGTCAACGAGGTTTGGGCGATGTTCTTTACTTGGATCTAGACATTCGCATTCAAAATAATTTAGATCATTTGTGGAAATACCTTGACAACCAACCAATAATAGCGTATACTTATTGGAAGAATAAAGAATTTCCAGATTATGTTGGTGAAACCCATGACATGCGTTACTTGAGTAATTATAACTCAAGTGTTATGATGTGGAAAGATGGAACTGCCAAACATATATGGGAACACTTTCAATCAGATCCAGATTACTTCATGGTTAAGTATTTTGGAGACGATAGATTCTTATGGCACGAAGATTTTAGATTTAATTATTTTCCGAAAGGCGAGATTTATTCGTTTGTTTATGGTGCAGATTACTATGAAATAGATGACGACAATAAATCTTTTGTATATCGTTCAAGTTACACAATAGCATTATTAAATGGACTAGACCAGTTTCCTGGAGCAGATAAAAAATATGATGAACTTTGTATGCATTAAGTGGGGTGATAAGTATCCCGCAAAATATGTAAATAATCTATACAATATGGTAAAGAAGAACTACACCAACCTGTTTACATTCACGTGTTATACTGATGATGCCGATGGTTTAATTTGCGATACTGCACCAATACCCGACGATGGTATCCTGCATCCAAAATATTGGTTCGGTAAAGAAACCTTCTGTTTCGATCGAGCAAAGTTCTCAGTATTTAATTCACACAACTGGTTGGGATACGAAGGTAACTGGTGCTATTTTGATCTTGACGTAGTAATCCAAGAAGATATAACCGATGTTCTGGAACTTGCGCAGAAACCTCGTATCATTCAATGTCGGTGGCAACCACAATCACAGAAACACGACAGATTGTTTATTGATATTCGCGGAACTTTTTTCAACTCCAGTATGATGCTATGGCCTGGTAAATCATGTGAACATATCTACGAAGATGTTATAGAGAATTCTGAATCTGTATTCAAAACTTTCTTTAAGGGGAGTGACAATTATCACTACTGGAGGCAGAGAGATTTATGGAAGGATATTCCAGGCGGATGGATCTATTCGTGGAATCGTGGTAAACATCATCCCGACGATATAGAACGATTTAAGTTTCGCAAAGATGCCAAGATCTGTTTGTTCAATACTGATAACGTCCCTCACCCCTCAGCAAAAGAACAGATTGAATTATCTGATTGTTTAGATGAAAATATCGTTAGGTTGTGGCAATGAGAGTTAATTACCTCTGCTGTAAATGGGGGACAAAGTATTCTGCTGAGTTTGTCAATCGTCTTTATCGAATGGCAAAGAAGCATACTCCAGATAATTTTGAGTTTCACTTCTATTGCTACACAGATAATAGTGAAGGGTTTGACGCTGAGATTAAAGTAATCGACTTTCCAGACATTCCCGACATCCATCCGAAATACTGGTTTGGATCTGAGGATTTCAAATACGGCATGGCACGTTGCTGGGATCGACCAAAGACTTTCATTTTTAACACCCATAACTTCGCCGAAGATAAACCTACTGGAAGATTTGTATTCTTCGACCTTGATGTTATCATTCAAAATGATTTGTCGCCAATCATCACCTATGACTTAGAGAATCCTACCAAGTTACGTTCGTGGTGGCAAGATCCAAGACCCATGAAGTCTCGCAACTTTAAGTTAGCGCATGGTGCATATACTAATGGCAGTTGCATGGTGTGGTCAGATGATCAGACCGAATGTATTTGGCAGGATGTGATAGAACACCAAGAACGCATTTGGTTTACATTCACCGACGGAACAGACAACTATCATAGTTGGAGATGGGGGGATTTCAGCAATACTCCTCTATGGAAACATTTTCCCAATACCTTTGCATACTCATACAATCGCGGACGCGACTGGGATTCAGGGGATCTTGAAGTGGGTATATATAGAAAAGATTGTATCCTGTGCGTGTTTAATGTGGACTTGCTTCCATTTCAAGACAATCGCAGAGGCAAAGTGAAACAAGAGTCGCTTGTCGACCTCGATCTTTTAGAGCATTGGAACGTTTGATGATTAATATTTACACGGTAAAATGGGGATTTAAATATGATTCGGAACATGTTAATCGTGTTCTCGAACAATGTAGAGAACATATAACAACTGATTTTAACTTTTACTGTTTGACCGAACACCCGATTGGATTACATACCGACGTAATTGTAATTCCATTTCCTGAAGACAACTACTATGAGAAGTGGTGGAACAAACTATACTTGTTTGATCGAAGAGTTGTACCCCAATATGGAGAAAAACTATTTCTTGATTTAGATATTGGCATTCAAAACAATATCGATTGCATTGTAGACCACGATCCAGAAGATGGATTGACATTTGTTCGCACTCACTGGCACAACATGAGAAAAATGAAACGAGATACAAAAGATATTCCTCGTTCATATACAGATCTAAATTCCAGTGTATTGAGATGGAACGACAGATTAGATGGTAATAAGATTACCAAGTTTGTTACAGATTATCCAGATCAAATGTTTTTTCATTATCGCGGTCTTGATAATCTATTCGGTCATAAGAGAGAGCAACTATTAAAAATTAATTTTTTCCCCGATGGTTGGGTATACAGTTACAACTATGGATACATATGGCCAATTGATGTGCGGGAACAAGTCCTTCGCGAAGAACCACTTATTTGTTTATACGATTCAATGGAAAGACCACAAGATGTTAAATTATAATTACTTGAATAATTACCGAAACTGGGGTGACGGATTAGATAAGATCGCGCACGAAATGCCGTATAAGCATGACGATTTTCGTAAATCTATGAATCCAAATACTATGGATGCTGCTATATGGATGGTAGAAGAACTACAGAAATGTATTGAATCAACCGAGCAGTTGAATCTAACCATTCTAAATTCTTGGTTAGGGTTTCCCCTTGTTCCGCTTCTTTGTGAAAATCTAAGTGTCAAGAAAATAAATCTGATCGATGTCGATAACGATGCATTAGAACTGTCAAAGGTTTTCAATCGTTACTATAATAACGAGAAAGGAATTGAACTCAACCATATCAATTGGGATGTTCCGTTTGCGTATCATGATATTAATGTGTTAGAAACAGATGTAGTAATTTCAATTGGGTGCGAGGCAATGTATCCTCTAAAGAAAATGACAACAGCAAACAAGGATTGTATCTTTGCTTGTCAATCGTCAAATGTTTTTAGGGAGATGTATGGTATCAATTGCGTTCCAACAATCGAAGAGCATATCGAAAACGTTGGAGTTACCAATGTTCTCTACGAAGGACAGATTGAACAGTCCTATTATAGTTGGGATGGTAAAATAAACTTCGATCGCTTTATGGTAATAGGAACTAAGTAAATGATGTTCGGTAAAAATACAGATATCGTAAAATTGGCTGCTAATTGGATCCCAGGAAATTCTCTGGGTGCAGAGATCGGAGTTTGGCGAGCGAGATCGTCCCAAGTTTTGTTGACAAAAGCAAAACATCTTCACATGATTGATCCATGGGATATTTCTGTTTATGAAAATACTACCGATTGGTTGAATTTAGGTTATGAAGGAATTCTAAAACGATATTCCGAGATCGTCGGATCTAATAATCCAGCAGACTTCCAAACATTTTACGACAAACTATATGAAAGCATTTGTAGAGAATTTGCAGAACTGCCTGTTACTATCCACCGTATGAAATCTAGCGAATGGTTCGCAGCATATACTGGAGAGAAATTAGATTGGATCTATATTGACGGTGATCATAGTTATGAGGGTGTGATGGCAGATTTAATCGCTAGTCTTGATGTTGTAAAGGAAAATGGTATAATTTTCTTGGACGATTTTTCAAAACAAAATCATATGCATCCTGGAGTTAGAGCAGCAATTACAGAGTTTTGTTATGAACGAAAATTAAAATTCAGCAGAGTATATGACAATCAATGCATGATAGAATTGGGAGTAAATTAATATGGCAAGGGCAAGGATCGTCGCGCCGCCACCGAAAGATTATATTCCAGAACCATTAGTATCAGTGTCACCTCCGCCCGAGGAAGTGGTTGCGGAAGAATGGATCGATGGAAACTTCCAGGAAGAAATCGTCGAAGCTGAGATTAATGAACCCTCTCAAGAAGAACTTGATAGGGAAAGAATCGCACAAGAAAAACATGAAGAAATACAGAGACAAAAACTTGCAATAGAAGAAGAATCGAAAGTAGCAGCAGAAACAATTGCTAAAGCAAAAGAGATTATAGAAAATCCACCTGTTGTAATTGAGAAGGTAATCGAAACTGTTCATGTTACAGATCCGAAACTAGTCGAAGAATTACAAATCCTCAAAGAGGAAAATGAAAAACTTGCCAGAGAAAATACTGCAGCGGCAAAAATAAAAGAAGAACAAATTTTGAAGGCGCGACAACAGGCAACCGACCAGAAAGGCAGTCAGTTGAATATGGTCGAAGCAAGAAAACCTTCTTTGCTTAGTAAAATAAAAGATTACTTTAGACGCCGAAGAATTAAACTTGCTACTGTTTCTCGTGCAAACTACGAGCAGGCAATTATTCACCAAGCATCAGTTGCGGTTCCAATGATGTTAGATACAATTGAAACGATGCACGAAAGTTTAACTATTCTCGAAGAACTACTAGCAAAACATAAAGAGCGTCAAAAGATCACTCAAAGTGAGAAGCATCCTCGCCAGTAATATCTTCAATCATAGATCGCCAGATTTCCAAATGCGGAACAACATATCCAAGTGTTAGTCTCTTGGAAGTATTAGCACAACAGTGATATAAGATTTTGTCAGGAGTATCATGAGTTCCGCCGAAATATCCAACTTTGCATGACCATCCCTTCGGATCCATCAATGTTACAACTTCTTTCGTGGTCGGATCTAGGTATCTGAAAAATCCAGCATCTTCTTCGCTGTTATATGTCAGCAGAATATTATATCCTGCAGCATTCCAGTTGTTGTGCCATCCCATAAATCCATTCTCAGGATAGTATGTAAACACAGCATTATTTTTTGCACCAAGATAATACATCAATTCTGTATTAGTTTTTTGTTGCCTTTCTCCATAATTCAGAGGAAACCATGGTTGACCATGCGCCTGATTTTGGTCAGTACACCATGCAACTTCGGGGAATCCAACGTGAGATCTTCCCTTACTAATGACATGGTTCATATATTGTTCGTCGGTTGACGTAATATGATTAAGTCCACCCTGACGATTTCTCTGCATGTCAGATGGTCCAAGAATTAGATCCTGATCTGTTTGTTCGAAAAACCAATCAGTATATGGATCTAAAATATCTGTAAGATCTTTAGATATAGAACTGGTAAATTGAATCATTTTGAAGCCCTTAGTCCACCAAACTGGGTGGTATTGTATAATGATAGATGACTCTCGGTTGTCCTTGGAGTTCTTCCTCTTTATACCCAGAAACAAAGTTCCATCGAGCATCTGGGTCTGGGAATCTACCCGTCTTGACGCCAAAATCAAACAGGTTCAATAACCTCCACATTGTGAACGTATCCCATTCCACTGCACCAGCAGGATAATGTTTACGATCCCAATCAGGTTTATTTTGTTCCCAGTATTCATCGTACCACGCACGCATCATCTTTAGAGTCTGGGGATTATTGCGGTATACAAAAAGACCGCAGTGCTCAGTCATTTCTTCTGTGTCAGATAACTTAGTCAGCGCTGCGTTATACGGGCGATTAGCAGTAAAGATAACATCGATGTCATCTGGGATCTGGTCGAAAATCTTTTGGATATCTTCATGCTCAACTTCCATGTCACAATCCATGTAGGTTGTTAAATCATACGGAGTTTGATCAAGCGCCCAAAGTTTCGCTCGTTTATCTCTTGGAACATTTTCAGTTACAACTGTGTCGAAGATTTCATAATCATCTGGTTGTACCCATTCTTCGTGTGTGAAGAATGTGATATGCGCATCAGGATAATAATCTTTTAATGAGATCGCAGAGTTTCTTGCTGCCCTGTAGTAACCTTTACGGCGAGTGGCAACATACAAAAATCCATTATTCGGCATTCGCTTCTTCCTGCATCAGTAGCATTACTGTGTATGCAGTGACTTCCATAAAATTCTTAGACTTACGAATCTTCGATTTTAGATCACGATTCTTAGAGTTCTTGACCGCATCAATTTCAAAGGCATCCAACTTAGCAACGAACAGTTGTTCCTGTTGCATGCGAGTCTTGTCTACTTTCTGGCGTTCAAGGTTTTGTTTAATCTGTTGATTGCGATCTTCCATACGTCGATTTGTATTAGCATCGATTTGTTCGACACTAAAGCTGCGCAGAATTTCTTCGTAGTCGCGATTGTTACCATCGTTCATAATAGATGCAGTAACACGCTTATTGGTATCTTGATAGAAAAACTCAGCAATGATATGCTGCTTTTCTTTATTTGCCCAATAAGGATTTTCGATCTTGCGCGAGACTATAGGTGAGGTGGTATTAATCAATTCAATTCTCCATTAGAAATAATATTCATACTACTAGTATATATAAGACTTACACATAAGTCAATAGATTTATACGGTTCTTACCCACAAATATACAGTCGAGATAGTATCTTTTGTCGCCTGAACAGTCGCACCAGAATAGTTACCTGAGAACGTCTGGGAGTAAGTCCCACTATAGTTTCCAGTATATGTGGCAGTACCAACGTAGGAACCAACATAGTTACCAGAAAAAGTTCCCAGATAGTTTCCAGTATAGGTCGCTGTTCCTACATAGTTTCCAGTGAAGTTACCAGCATAAGTTCCACTGTAGTTTCCAGTATAGGTCGCTGGACCAACATAGTTGCCTGTAAAGAACCCTGTATAATTTCCAGTGTAAGTTCCGGAATAAGTCGCTGGACCTACGTAGTTGCCTGTGAAGTTACTTGAATAGTTACCTGTGAAGTTTCTTGCGTAGTTACCAGCATAGTTACCAGAGAAAGTTCCGAGATAATTTCCTGCAAAGTTTCCGCCAACAAATCCACCATAGAATAAAGTATATGTTCCAGTAAAGTTTCTAGAGTAGTTACCAGTGTAGTTACCAGTGAAAGTTCCAAGATAGTTACCAGAATATGGAGCAGTACCTACGTAGTTACCAACATAGTTACCAGAAAATGCTCTTGAGTAGGAACCAGAGTATGGAGCAGTACCAACAAAGTTTCCTGTATAGTTGCCAGTGAAGTTGCCTGTATACGTTCCAGAGTAAGGTGCTGGACCTACGTATCCACCACTAAAGTTTCTAGTATAGTTGCCTGTATATGTTCCAGAGTATGGTGCTGGACCCACGTATCCACCAGCATAGTTACCAGTAAAGTTGCCTACAAAGTTGCCAGCATAGTTTGCTGGATTAACTTGTTCTCTTGTATCTGTGGCAGAATTTCCGAGTTGAACCCACGTACCAGTTACTACTGGAGTTGATGTTTGAATCTTATATGTTCCCACACCCGAATCAATAATTCTATTACGGAAATTTGGAAGCATCTGTAGAATTTCACCAGAAGACATTTCCTTAACATCTTTGGTATCGATCAGTTTAAGTGGTTTCAGACTGGTGTCTGGAGTGCTAGTTGCGGCAGTTTTCTGCCAAAGGTATGTAAGAGTGTTACCACCATTCGCAACATCTGTCAGCGTATAACGAGAAACCCAAGTACCGCCTGATGGAGCAGTTGACTGCAATTTATATTGACCTGCAGTGTATGCAGATTCTACAGTCATAGCAGTAAGAGCATAATCTAGTAGTTCGGTATCAATTTCAGCATCCGACATTTCTTTAATGCGGTCAGTAGAATATTTGATTGGTCTATTTGTAATACTTTCGGCAGCCGCTGCAGTAACTTGTTTTGCTGTAAACGTAACCGTATCAAACGCACCAGCAGAAGGGTGAGTTCCTATTGCATCCTGAAGATCGGTATCAACAAAGGTTCCGATAGAAGTACCAGTTCCAGTGCCGTTTGTGGTGATATTGATTTCACCTGTACCTGTACCATCAGCATTCGCACCAAAGGAAACTGTTAGAATGTTGGCGACGTAATTTTTAATTTCGTCAGTTGTCATTGCCTGTAATCCCTGCAAATTAGCAGAGGACACAGGAGTTGCAGAGGATTTAATTCTAAGAACCATGTTTATGCCGTCCTAATCCACAGTTTAATCGTTGATACAGTTTCTTTTGAGGAAACAATGGTTGCTCCAGAATACGTCCCCGCATAAGTGCCAGAGTAGTTTCCAGTAAAGTTACCTCCATATATATTCGTATAGATACTGCTAAAGTTACCAGTGTAATTACCAGTATACGTAGCAGGTCCAACATAGTTTCCAGTAAAATTACCAGCACTAGTAAAGTTGCCAGTGAAGTTTCCTATAAAGTTACCAGTGAAGGTTCCAGAATATGATGGACCCGCTGGATTGTTACCTGCAGGATTCGAGTATGATGGACCCGCTGGATTGTTACCTGCAGGATTCGAGTATGATGGACCCGCTGGATTAGAACCTCCTGGATTCGAGTATGATGGACCAGATGGATTAGAACCACCTGGATTTGAATATGATGGACCCGCTGGATTCGAATATGATGGACCAGCTGGGTTTGATCCTGCAGGTGTAGAATATGATGGTGGTCCCAAATAAGTTCCACTATAATATGCCTTGTCATAACCAGTGACAAAATACAGGGAAGGTCCTTGGAAATTTGCTACATAACCTATCCCGCTTGCATAGTACCCAATATAATTTTGTGGTGCACCTGCGAAATATCCTATGTAAACTTCTCCAGGTTCAAATGGAGCGATAGGTATCTCAAAGTATCCCTCATAGTTGAGACCTGGACCTGAATAAACCCCAGTATAGGTTCCAGCAAAGGTAGGACCAGAATAGTATACTATCTGTTCTCTTTGGGGCGGAGGACCATCGTAATTCCCTCCATAACTGCCAGTATATGGTGTTGAATATGATGGACCTGCTGGATTATTACCTGCTGGATTCGAGTATGATGGACCTGCTGGATTCGAGTATGATGGACCTCCTGGATTTGCATTTCCTGGAGTTGAGTATGATGGACCAGCTGGATTTGCATTTCCTGGAGTTGAGTATGATGGACCAGCTGGATTGTTACCTGCAGGATTCGAGTATGACAGTCCAGTAAAATTGTTACTAAAGTTACCACTGAAATTGCCACTATACGATGGACCAACACCTGCATATGTTCCAGAGTATGGAGCAGTTCCAACGTAGTTATCAGAGAATACTTGAGAGTAAGCGGGACTTGTAAAGAATGCAGTATATGGTGGTCCGCCATAAGTTCCAGAATAATTCCCTACATAGTTGCCTACGTAATTCAGTGGAGAAATTTCTTCTCTGGTATCAGTAGTAGAGGATCCAAACTCAACCCATGTTCCGCTTACTGGAGCAGATGCCTGTAACTTATATGTGCCGATATTGGTATCAATAATACGATTGCGGAAGTTCGGAACCAACTGCTCGACTTCAGCAGCAGTCATAATCTTTACTGAGTTTGCGTCATTGCTTTTCAGAGGTGCAAGAAAATCACTGGGAGATGTGGACGCTGCAGTTTTTTGCCACAGGTAGGTTGTGGTATTTCCGCCGTTCGCGACATCGGTAATTGTGTATCTTGCTTGCCAAGTTCCGCCCGATGGGGCAGTTGCTTGTAATTTATATTGACCTGCAGTGTATGTAGATTCGGCAACAAACGCTGAGATAACAGTATCTAACACACCATCAAGATCAGAATCAGTCATCTGACGAACACCATCAGACCAAGCAACAGGACGAGCAGTAACATTCTCAGCAACAGCAGTGGTTACTTGCTTTGCGTAATATGTTACAGTATCAACTGCGCCAGTAGCAGGATGAGTTCCTGTTGCTTCGGTTCTATCAGTGTCACTAAAGGTTCCGATAGAAGTTCCCGAACCAGAATTATCTGTCGTAATGTTTATCTCAGCAGTGCCAGATCCAGTTGTGTCTGTAGCAAACTTAGTTGTGATAACATTAGCAATATAGTTCTGGACCTCTGCATTGGTCAAAGGTTGCAATCCGCTGAATACAGCAGACGTTATTGGCGTCGTAGATGCTTTGACCTTTAGAGGGTTCATTTTAGTTTAACCTGTTACCACTTGTGTCGTAAACGATAAGATTGGTAATACGAAACCAATCTATCGCATCCTGCGCAACTAACTGAACAGAACTATACGGTGCTAGATTAACAGCAACGTTTACAGTTCCGCCGTCAATAACGTCAGAAGTGTTTGGATAAATTTTGATATTAACCGCAGTGGTATTGACAATAGTAGCAGAAACACCAGCTGCAGCAGTTGGGAGTACAACTCCTTGGTTTGCTGTCGCTGTGGTAACAATGCTGACTGCCTTTGTAAGTGCAGTCGCACCACCCTGTGTAGTTCCTGCAGCAGTAACCGTAGCATCCACCGATGTGGTCAATGCGCCAGTTAATGTCAGATTAACAAAAGATGGACTATCACCAGATTGATACTTGTCGTCGTTGAGGTTGGTAAAGTTAGTATCCACCTCATTGTTTGTTAAAGGTATGCCTTTGACAGACCTCAGTGTAATTGTGCTCATGCTTTCCTACCTTCATGATTGTTGAGAAATTGTTTTAACATAGATTTAATTTCTGTTAATTCGTCTTTAAGCATACAAATCTCAGTACCATATGACTTCATTTGCTGAAGTCTTTCTCGTTGAGCATTGTATGCTGCTAATGCATTCTTGTCATTGGAGACAATTGCTTTAGAGTCTCCATCTCTAATGTATTTATTAGTATCTTCAAGAGCAAATTTTGCCATATTATACCTGCAACGCGATTGCTCTTAGTTCCTTAAACTTAGGAACAATAGAACTGTTGTTAGAGAACATGACAATCTTGATCGCCATTTTATTATATCTTGTATAAGTTGCACCCGAATTGGTGTATGTGAATGCACCATCTTCTACCGCACCAACTTTATTTGCCTTTGGTATTTTATATTCATACTCAACAAATCCAGCAGCGGCAGTAGAACTTAGTGGCGATGCGCTCGTCTCTAGTTCCACCCAGTCAAGATCTTCAAAGTTTCTAGAATCCGATGGATTCTGCAACTTAGCATATACTCTTGCCGAGGTTCCCGATGGCAGATAATTGCTCAAATAAACCTTCAAATCTTCTGCGTCAGTTTCAAGATTAACTCTGCGCGAGATATACTTAGAACTTGCAGTACCATCGTTGGTGTCTTCGCCTGTGCCAGTAGTAGTTAGAGTAAATCCAGTAACATTCGGCGATGTCCCAGTTACAGCAGAAACCTTATATGTTGTTCCTGTTGTATAACCAGTGATGGTGCCTGTACCCGCAAGAGTACCAGTAATTGTAACAAGACTACCAACTGCTAGAGTTGATGCTCCACAAGTAAACTGACCAGCAGTGCCACTTGTAGCAACAGTAGCAGCAAGAGTTCCAGAAGTACCTGCTGTTGTAGTCGCATATGTTAGACCCGTCAACGTACCAGCAGTAGTTACAATTGCGGCAGGAGGTTCATACGCATTGATGTGGTTAGAAATACAAATTAGCGAACACTTTCTGAGATCGATCACGGGAGAAACCGTATCCGTCATTGTCTTCATACCAAAACGAATGTTCAGTGACTTACTGCCACCAAGATCTGCAGTCTCGTTTGATTTCGAGAAAATTGCAGCCTCGGTTAGAATGTCATTTGTTTCACCAAACGTCAGACGATCGTATGTACTTCCTGCACTAGCAGCGCCAGTTGCAGTTTTAGCATAACTCCAGACACCCGTAGTTGGCGTGAAGTCCATATAACCGATATTAGTCTGGATAGAGTTGATCAGTTTATCTTCAACTTCAGTAACTGTAGTCTTGATTGTCCCATTCGTGATTGTATCTGCTGCAGTAAACACACCTGCCTGAACAACAACCTTCAGAACATTATACAGAGGATCATATTGCTTCACATAACCAAACTTGGTCGATTCAGATCCTAGAACGTAAACCTTTTCACCAGCAGCGAACTTGGTTAGTGAAACCGCATTATTAGAAACAAGAAGCATCTCTTCTGAGAGCGCAAGATAGTCATAGTTAGAATTCTGGAACTTGGCAGTCGAGATAACTGAGGTATCAAAGATTGCACGATACAGAGTAAACTTCATATCTTCTGCTTGCTTTTCGCTCCAAGTGCGATTGTTTGCTGAAGTGAATAACATACCAACATTTGGTTGCTCTGAAATTCTCTTGGAAGCACCAGAAATACCTACTTCATTTTCGCCGAGTTCCGAAACCCATGCAGTATATCCAGGATCGTTACCAGCAGGAAGAAGAACGAAACAGTATTCTGTATTGTTCTGAAGATATACAGGCGATGGGAATGTAAAGTTCGTTTCGTTGAATGATGTTACTGCACCTGCAGCATTTTCAGTCGAGATCGCAACCTCAGACGCAGTTAACGTAACTTCACCGAACGGTACAATTTTCTCTGATGGGAATCCATTAATCATCTCGCGAAGTTGCAGAGTGATTGGCGCAGTTCCCTTAGTTCTGAAATATACGTCCAGACCAGTTACGAATGTTCCGAATGGCATCCCATCAACAAAGAAACTCTGTGCGAGAGGATCTAACCGTCCAAAGTTTAAGTTAAACGAACCCCTGAAGATATCTAAATCGACGGGTGCGATTTCTATTGGTGCATCTACTGGTCCTGGAGGAGGAGGAGGAGGGGGCGGAGGAGGAGGTGTGGGAACAAGTACTACAACTGGAATTTCTCTCTCAATAACAACAACTGGGTTATTGGTAATATTTGTTTCAGTGACTTCAGTAATGTTATTAACCACCGTGTTAATAACATTGGTATTATTAACAACAGTTGTGTTATTGGTAGTATTAGAAACGTTTGTAGTATTATTAACTGTAGTAAACGTATTGTTTACTGTGGTATTCTGAATAACCCCAACTGCTCTTTCGCCAATACGATTTGCAGTAGTATTGTTTTCAGTTACAGAACGAGAATCACTTACAGTATTAAACGCGACATTTGCTTCTCTTGTAGAAACAACAGTTCCTTGAACAACTTGCGAGAGACCATTGGCAGAGAAAGAATTTGTTGCAGAAGTTGTGACGAATGGAGATCTGTTAAACGGATCATCACAAACTCTAAAATTCTTAGTTCCTGTTCTAAACGTACCAGCGGGAATTCTAAACTGAATTGCAAGTTCGCCGTTAGCATCAGTAACTAGTGAATCGCCATAATCACCTGTGCCATTAGTAATAGCATACTGAGAATATTCTGCAGGATCAGTTGGAGATGCAGTTAAAGCAGCACTTGATAGTGGGCGACAATGTGCTGTAACATCAATACCGTCGAAGAATGGATAAATTCTGGTTGCAGGTTTCATTCTCGAGCACTTAACAGTAACTGTAACGCTTCTCATATATGGAATGATAGAAGCATTTGTTACACGATCACCAAGATCTCTTGTGATGGTTTCAGGTGTGACAGTCATAGTCACACCTTGACGAGTTTGGCGCTGTGTAGTGGTAGTAGTTGAAATCTGTATTTGCTCTTGGAATAACGTATCACCAGACACACGAGTCTGTCCACCAGTATTGGTTGTGGCAGTGGAGGATGAACGACCAGTTACGATGTCCTGCCAATCATTCCACTGAGTTCCCCAAGAATTTGCCATAGCAGCAAAGTTGTCGTAGTTACCGTCGAAGTTTACAGCAAGATCAGGACTTTGTGCAGTATCAGTCCAGTTATCAACTGGAGGATCAAGAGTCATATCACCAACATAGGAGAATAAAAGATCTCCCACACAGTTTCTTGCCTTAGAAGCAAATGTATTCTGAGTAAGAACAGTATAGTTATATGGAAGTGTTAGTAGGTCACCCGTTTTCTGCACACCAATAGAATTTGTCGAATCAAAGATTAAATCGACATTCTCAATATTAAAGAATGGGCGAAGTTCTTGATTGATTGCATCAATCGAGCAACTGTAGTTGAGATCCTTTGGATTACCTACATTATGACCCGTAAACGCATCTACCAGAATACCATGCTTAAATCTGTTCAGAGTGTCATCAGCAGCACTAGGAATGAACAGCGACTCAGTTGACTTTTCGAGAAGAGTCAAAGAAGTGTAGTATTCTAAACGAGTAATACGTTGCGCAATTGCACCGATATCGCGCATTGTATAACGACGATTATCAAGAGTGCGGAAAGTTACACCATATTCATTGCGTCCAGTTGACTTTGCAACATTGGGAGCGAGTGATGGGAATGGCGGAATTGTAACAATGGCAATGCACATTGCGTTTTCTGGAGTAAGTGGTTCAACTGGAGTCAGTGATGGAGTTCCGTTCACGGCACTAAACACACCATTATCATCCAATACGATCTTATCTATACGACCAACATAATACTCATAATTAATATTGATTTCTTGCTCTGGTCTAGGAATAGTAAGACCGAACGAGGCAGGATCAATCGTAGTAGAAGTTGCTGGATTGACTGGAACTGTAGCAATATTAGCAAAAGTAACAGGTACGATCGAATCAGTAATTCTTACTCTGAAGTCCAGCGTATCGCGAAGATCATACGACTCACCAGTTGTGGGTGAGTTATAGATCGGAATCTCGTATGTTTTTATAAACGGACCATCGATCTCATCTTCGTCTATTTGATATGAGTCGACTGCGAAGTAACCAGCATTTGATGATGCTTCAGTGTGTGTAAAGTAACTGATCTTAGCAACTAGATTAAATCCAGCGAGAGAAGCAGCACCATTGACTGCATTAAGTTTACCAAGTTCGTATGTGTTATCACGTTGACCATTATCCAGAATATATTGTGACTTAATATCTGTGCCAGTTGTTACGATATCTGAGTACGATGCTGCTGATACTGGTGCTCTATAAACAGCATCAACAGAGAAGATGTCTGCAACACCAAGATTTAATGAGGTTCCGCCACCTACCTTAAAGAAGTATTGAGCATTGTTGCCTGTACCTGTTAGATTGACTGCACTACCACCTGACGTTGCTGATACTCTAAAGGCATTGGCAGTTAGTCCAGCAGAAATAACATAATACGTAGTACCGCTCGTTAATCCCGTAATACTTGTTCCACCACCATTGTAATATACTACAGCATCACCAGAAGAATATCCGTGGGCAGTATATGTGAATGTTTCAGTAGAAACATCTACTGCAGAAGTTAGAATTTTATGAGACAAATCAAAGGCAACATATCTCGCTCTGTTCAGAGTTTTAACAAGAGGTGCCGCAAGGTTTACTTCAACCGTAGCATAGATGGTAACAGTATCGGTAAATACAGAAGAAGAACTATCTTCCAAAGCAGTAAAACTGATAATTTGAGCAGAAGCATCTAGTGCATCAACTGTGCCTGTTGTCAGATCTATAATTTCACCATCAGTGTCTTTTACCATCAACAGATTGTTGTTGATATACGACTCAATCGCATCATTTTCATTTTGTATAAAGAACTCATTACCCGAAAGAGTAATGCTACCAGCGCCTCCAGAAATAGAAATACCTTCATATACCTTGGTATAATATAGAGATGTTTCGTAACTACCAAACTCTGCATCGACACCAGGAGCAGCAGGTTTGATTGTCTTAGTAGCACGCGATGGCATTCTGTAGAGAAGTTTATTATATTGTGATGAATTCAATACAGATTCAAAAACGTCAGCATAACCATCATTGCCACCATCTTTTGCATAATACAATCCAGCAACATCAGAGAAATTTCCTGCAGTCATTTGAACATCATAGACATAGATATTATATTTTGCAGCAACAGAACCAACCGCTCCGTCTACGTATTCAATGTGACGAACACGAGCACTACCATCTACGCTGTTATCGAAGAAGTACTGAGAATCGTTACCTGTTCCTGTAAGATTAATAACTGTTTCAGTTGTATATGTTAGACCAGTTAGAGTACCTGCCGTAGTTACGATCGCGACATCAGCTTCGGTTGTTAGAGTAAATCCAGTAACATTTGGTGAGGTGCCAGTTACGGCAGAGACTTTATAAACAGTACCTGTTGCGTAACTAGTAATAGTACCAGTTCCACCAAGTGTACCAGTAATAGTAATACGATCAGCAACAGCTAGTGTTGAGTTGCCACAAGTAAACTGACCAGCAGTACCAGAAGTAGCAACAGTCGCTGCAAGAGTGCCAGATGTTGTTGCTGCCTTAACTTTAAATGCGTTAGCAGTTAAACCAGCAGTAGCAACGTAATATGTAGTGCCACTTGTTAATCCTGCAGCACTTGTGCCGCCGCTGTTGGAATATACTACAGCATCACCAGAAGAATATCCATGAGAAGTGTAAGTAAATGTATCAGTAGAAGTATTTACTCCCGACACAGGAATTTTGGTACCATTACGCAGAGAAATCTTAGAACCATCTAGTGGCAAATAACCCTTATAATCGGTCACAACAACATAGTTACCATAAGCAGAACTGATGGGAACACTATAATTTTTTACAGTGTCGATACCCTTTTCAGTGAAGGCATATTCTGTCTGGCGAGTTTCATACTCATAACCGCGAACATATGCCTTACCCGCTTCAAGTCCAACTGCCAGAAGAAACTCATCACCACCAAGTTCCGTAGTATAAAGACCATTGTTTGTAGTATCATCAAGGTGTTCACGAACCAGAACAGGGAATGACTTTACTGTATAGTTACCCGATTCGTCATATGTTCTGCGTGCTAGATTTTCGCCAAGTTTAGCATAGATGTCAGAAGTATGTGTTCTATTAAGTCCACCAGCAACAACTGTTGCAACTTCATAATATCCATCTGGAATTACATCGGGAGTTTCAACGAAAATCAGATCTGTTGAAACATAATATCTGTCTGCTCCTGGAGCAGCAAAGTTATATGTACCTTGTGCTGGATCGAGCAGAGTTTCATCATCACCAGAGTCTGTAATTTGCTCATCTGCACCAACGCATATACTACCTGTTGGATTGTATGTATACTTTGAAAGATAAATTGTCTGTGAAGTATGGAGAATAAATTTGCCATCGATATAAAGAATACCGTCACCAAGAGTCATACGAGTAGCACGACCCCAATAGTTATTTGTCAATACGTCAGTGTCAACTTCAAGTGCTTGAACAGTAAATTCATCACCATCAAGAGATGCAGTATTTGACACAACTGTTAGAGTCTCTGCACCAATGAAGTGAACAGTATTTGTGCTACCATCACCGCTGGTATATCTTAGATAAAGAGTTCCTGGATCTGTTGCTGTTGCTGCAATTGCGTCTACGATTACCGCTGTAAGACCGTTGCTACCCTCGACTGTAGCACCGATATATGATGGAAGAGACGCATTTCCAGCAGCATTTGCATCAATCTTTACATATGATAATTCATTATCGATCTGAACGTCGCAACCCGAAACGATCGCGCCATTTTTGAAAATGTGGTCACCAAACTTGTTGACCTGATTCTGAAGGATAGACTGCAGTTGCGTAAGTTCGCGTGCCTGAACCGCATATCCAGGTTTGAAGAGAATTCTATGAAACTTTTTAGATTCATTAAAGTCGTCATAATACGGAGATGTATTTAAGTCGAGTGCCATATTTTCCTACTTCTTTTAAAAATTGATCAACGCTCTGATTTTTTCAACTTGATCAGATGTTCTAATGATTTTAATTCTGTTGTCTAGATATATGATTTCACCAGTTCTATTGTCAACTTCTGGTTCCAAATAATCAACCATATCAGGGACTAACACGGTACCAATATTAAACTCAACAGGAGATCCTAATGATACTTCTTGCGTCTCATTAGTTAAAATGCTACTGCTAGAAATTCTTGGTATAATAGGTAACAAGTGAATTCTATCCACTACGCCATTATTATTACTGTCCTCTTTCTGAACAACAATAAATTTTCCACCATCATCACTCGTAATTACATCATCATAATCTACCAAGGCAAGATTATTTATTGCGATAACATAACAACAATTACCAGTATTTGAAGTAAAGTTATCAGAAGAACCGAAAATTCTAGGATTCTTAATAACACCCAATTGGCGGAAATCGTTATTCAAGAAAGTATAAGAGGTTTCGTTTGCGAGAGAAACCGTCAATGATAGACTCTTAGCAAACAACTCTTTCTGTGGGTTGGAACC